AGAATTAAACGCTACGCTTACCAAAGTAATTGAGGCAAGTGCAACAGCTACAGCTAACACACAAAGTACAGCACAGTTAACCATACCAGTTAACGCAGCTGCAAATGCTACGGCTAACACTACGGCAGATGCTACATTATCCTATACAGTAAATGCCGAGTTAAATGCTACGGCTCAAACAACAGTTGAGGCACAAATAACAAGGATTATCTCCGCAGAAATGACTGCAACAGCACAGACAAGCGTTGAGGCAGGTATCGGAGTTACATTTGTATCTTCATTAATGGCTGCTGGCTCTGTCACAGATACAAGTCTTTTAAGAACTGCAACCTTGGAGGCAAGCGTAACTGGAGCGGCAACGGTAACAGGTGCGACATTGGATGTAGTACCATCTACGGTTACAGTTGATTACCTTATTGTTGGTGGAGGAGCAAGCGGTGGTAATAATGGTGGCGGTGGAGGTGGTGCTGGGGGATATAGAGAATTTACAGGAATAAGTATTAGTAAAAATATAGCTTATCCAATTACTGTTGGAGATGGAGGAGTTGCAGTTGCTTTTGTTGCTACGCCTTTAAATGGAAATTCTGGAAGTCCATCAATATTTAATAGTCATTCATCTGCTGGTGGTGGTGGTGGTGGTTCTAATTCTGGAACAGCAAGTATTAGAAATGGTATTGATGGTGGTTGCGGAGGTGGCGGTGCAGGTCGAAACCCTGGAGGTGGAACTGGTGGTGCTGGAGATACGCCAACAACAAGTCCAAGTCAAGGTAAAAATGGAGGAAATGGTGCTGCTAATTTAAGCACAGCTTTTGGTGCTGGTGGCGGTGGAGGTGCTGGAGTCAATGGAAGTGCTGGAACTGGCTCAATAGGTGGTGCTGGTGGCGCTGGTGTAACATCTACTATATTTAGTGTAACTAAATCTGGAGGTGGCGGTGGAGGTGCTGAAGGAGGTTCTGGAGGCGGTGCTGGAGGTTCGGGAATTGGTGGCGCTGGTGGAAATAATAGTAACGGTGTTTCGGCATCTGCAAATACAGGTTCTGGTGGTGGTGGTGCTGGTGGTGCAAATACAAGCGGAGGCGGTGGTAAAGGTGTTGTATTTATTAGGTCAACTGTCTTAGCAACATCAACAACACCAACAACAACACCAACAACATCAGGTATTTATTATATTTATACTTTTAATGGAACAGGCTCAATAACTTTTTAATATGGGAAGTTTTGTAAAATTAAATAAAGATAATTATGTCATACAAGGTGTATCTCTTTTAAATGAGGTATTTACTATAAATGATATAGAAATTGAGCAAATTGGTATAGATTTTTTAAATAATTTATACAATACAAATGATAGATGGTTAAAAATGTCTTACAACACGCGTGGCGGCATCCATTATCAAGCCGACAACAATACACCAAGCCAAGACCAAAGTAAGGCATTTAGAAAAAATGCAGCTGGAATAGGTTACTATTATGATAGTATTAGGGATGCTTTTATCCCTCCTAAACCTTTCCCATCATGGACATTAAACGAACAAACTTGCCTTTGGCAATCACCTATTCCTTATCCAAATGATGGCAAAATGTACCAATGGAATGAGGAAATAGGCAACTGGAAAGAAATAAACCTAACACGATGAAAATAGCCATTTTTACAAACATTAACTCTCCTGCTACCGACTTTTATCGCACGGTTGGCTGCTATGCCTACATGGGGCATGATATAAGATACCTTGCCATTGAATCGGCAAAGTGGTATGATTTAATGGATGTTGATGTGGTAGTGGCTAAATCTCCTAATGGCATGGCTTACTTTGAAATGCTAAGAGAGTGTAAAAGAATGGGTAAGAAGATTATCATTGACCATGACGATAATCTACACGAAACAACACGCACTAATCCTGCACACATTGGACTAAGCCATGAGGCAATGCGCAAAACGGTGGAGGATTGCTTTGGCTTTGCTAACCACATTATTTATTCTACCGATGCCTTGCAAAAGTATTATCTGCCATATCACGAAGGCATTGCAAGCACTGTTATAAATAATGGATGGAATCCAATCATTCAGCCATTCATGCCAATACCTAAGATAGAAGATAAAATAAGATTTATTTGGCGCGGTTCAATGCATCACTTGGATGACATAGGCAGCATAGCAAGTTATATAAACGAGTTAGCGGAAGATGAGAGCTGTGATGTTGCCATGCTTGGCATACAAGATTTTATCATGGCTCATCTATTTCCAAAGGTAAAAACCAAGGAATGGAATAGTTCATTATTTGGCTACTTTGAAACATTAAATAATAGTCAATGCCATTACGGTTTATTTCCGTTACTCAAAAACGATTTTAACTTTGCAAAGAGCAATATATTTGCCATTGAGATGTTAGTCGCTGGCGGTGTAACGATTGCGCCAAAGGGCATACCAGAGTACAATATACCAGGTGTAATAAAGTACGAGAATTTTGGCGATGTCATGGAGGCAGTGAAAAACAAGGACTTTGACAGAGAGGCGATAGTGAAGGAGGGGAGGGAGTATTTGAATGATGTGCTTAGAGTGGACAAGACAAACAAAAAGAGAGAACTAATTTTAAATAATTTAAACTAATAAACTATGGCGGCTTTTTCAGATTATTTGGAAGACCAAATAACAGCATGGATTGCAGGAACAACTTTTGCAACTGCTCCAACGGCAACTTTTGTGCAGTTGTATAATGGTAATCCGACAGACACAGGCTCTGGTGGTACTCCTATTGTAATTGCAACTGCGGCAAGAACATCTATTGCGAGTGGCGCAGGGTCATGGACAAGAGGTACAGGGGGAAATGGTACAATTACAAATGCATCTGCTTTCACTATTACTACAAGTGCAACAGCTACGGCATCTGCTACTCACGTTGCAGTATTTGACGCTTCAGCATCTGGTAATTTACTTTTCTTTGGTCAATTAACAACTGCAAAAACTGTTGCATCTGGTGATGAAGTTAAGTTTAACGTATCTGCATTAACTTTAACAGTTGCCTAAATATTAGGAGAATACTTAGGTGTTCTCCTAATTAATATTTTACAATGACTTACATTACGCAGAGCCAAATATCAAGGTTAAGAAGAGCAAGCGGAACAGGTGCTAAAAGAAGAGGCTTGTTTGCTAATGGCTTGGCAGAATGCGTACTTGAATTAGATGACATCTTATCAAAGATAACAGTTGATAAAAGAATGGATGTAATCAATGCCGCAATGCCTGCTGCGATAAATATATATAAGTCGCTTATTCCAGTGTCTAAAAAAGAACACAAAATAAGTACGTTTTCTAAAGGTGTAGGAAAGGCAGATGGCAATGGTAATTATAGGTATGTAGTTAAACCTGGCAATCTCCAAAGGTCTGTAAAAGGTTTAAGCCAATTACTAAAAAAATACAAGTGGAACAATGGAGCAATAGGGCCTCATTACATTCCACAGCCAGTAGGTTCTACTTTAAATAGTGAACAAAAATACGATGGCTTTTACGCTCACATGGTTTATGGCTCTGCCAAAGCATGGAGGCAAAAGATAGTCTTAAAAGCAAAAACTATGTCTGCATCTGTTGTTTATCCAAAGATGGTAGCAGAGGCAAAAGAATTAGTTATGATGTACCCTAAAAAGTTTTGGGAATGATAGGAAAGGTAATATACGGAAGGTTAAGCGCAGAGCCAACAGTCATAGCGATTGTTGGGCAAAAGATATATCCGGACTTAACACCTCAAGATGTTCAATATCCTTTCTGTGTTTACACCATAGTTAATTCTACTCCAGTTGATTACAAGGATGGACAAAGTAACTTGGAAGAAGTGCAATTTCAAGTTGACTGTTACACTCAAAGCTATGATAATACGCAAGAGCTTGCAAACAACATAAGAAATAGCCTTGATAGGTTTACCGGCACAGTTAACGGTATAAGCGTACAAACGATTAAATATATGTCAAGTGATTCACAAGTGTACAATCCTACGTTAAATGTATATTGGATGTCAATTGATTTTATGGCAAGAATGAAACGATAATTATGAAACTAAGATTAATAAAAACTTGGAACGGAAAGCCAGTCGGAGCAACAGGAGTTTTCCTTTCCGACTTTGGCAAGCAACTTGTTGTTGATGGCATTGCAGAGCATCTTGATGATGATTTTGTAGTGGAGCAAATGCCAGATAAAAAAGTGCAAGAGGCACCTCAACCTATTTATATTCCAGTGCCAATGCCTATGGATTATTTCCAGGATGAGAATGAATTGGAAAAAATTGATGTTAATATAGATTTGTCAAAAGCTAAAAAATAATAAAATGGCAACAACTGGAATAATTAACGGTACGTTGATGAGGTTATACAAAGATAGCACTGCTATTGGTTATGCTACATCCTGCCAAATGAACATCTCCGCAGCTATGCGTGAAATCTTAACAAAGGATTCAGCAGCTGGAGGATGGAGAGAAGTAAAGAAGGGTCAGTTATCTGGCACACTGTCCACAGAGGCGCTGTATGCCGGACCTGGTGACTCATCTACAAACTACTTGTTTGATGATCTTTTTACCGATTTAATTAGTGGTACTGCGCTTACTATTAAGTTTACTACTGACGTACAAGGTGACAACGTGTTTACGATGTCTGCTATCTGTACATCATTAGACCTTAATGCCGCAGTGGAAGAAAATACAAGCTACTCTGCATCCTTTGAGGTGACAGGTGCAATTGTGAAGACAACAAAAGCAT